TTAGCTTTGACTTGGCAAATGTGGGATTATGCATTTCCGAATGCTAAATGGATTATTGTTAGGAGGAAGTCTACAGATATCATTAAATCTTGTTTACAAACTAGTTATATGAATGCTTATGAGGACAGCAAAGTACGAGCAGAACTTGTACCTTCAGTTACTTGTGAGGAAGAAGGATGGTTGTGGTGGATTCATGAGCATGAGAAAAAATTTGTTCAAATGATTGAAGCTGGTTTAAATTGTAAAATGATTTGGCCAGAAAGAATGGTTGAAGGAGATTACCAGCAAATTTATGAAACTTTGCAATGGTTAGGTATTGAATGGGCAGATGATATTATAAAACAAATGGAACCAATGTTAAGTAAAAGTAGAGGTAAGGTACAAACAATTAAAAGGTAAAAGATATGGCAGCACGAGTAGTATATACAGACATACAAGCAATTCTTGATGAGACTGACTTGACCGAATCTCAAATAGCACCTTATATCGTTAGTGCAAATATAATGGTGAACAATGTACTGGGTACTGGCACAACAGATATCTTGAAAGAAATCGAAAGGTGGTTAACAGCACATATGATAGTAATTACGCGTGAAAGACAAGCCATTAAGGAAGGTGCTGAAGGAGCAAACATTGAGTATACGGGTAAATTTGGGGATGCTTTAAATTCAACTTCATATGGACAAATGGTTCTTCAATTAGATAGCACTGGAGCCATGGCAGCCTTAGGTAAAAAAGATATTAGTATTTACGCTATCACAAGTTTTGAGTAATGGGTATAACTAAATTTATAAGCAAAGTTTGCGTCCAAACCGCAGTATATTGGGGGAATCCAGTTGAAGACGGACGTGGAGGGAAAACTTTTGATGATCCTGTTGAGATTAAATGTCGATGGTCTGATTATATGACTTTAGTAAAAGATGATAAAGGAAAAGAATTCAAAACACAAGCTAAATTATTAGTGACACAAGATCTTGATTTTGGAGGGTATCTTTACTTAGGGACTTTAGAAGATATAGAAGATTATTACGAAAGTAATGGTACTACTATTGATCCTAGAGAAATTTCCGGAGCCTATCCAATATTAACAATAAAGAAAACACCAATGATTAAGTCAACTACTGAATTTGTAAGAACAGTTGAATTAGCAGTAAAAACTAGATAGATGGCAGCACACGTAAAAGGATTTGATGTAGTAATGAGAAATCTCAATGCTGAGATTAAAGCAATGAAAGTTAGAGCTATGAAAGGTCTTATAGAAGCTACTATCATCATTCGCAGGGGAACAGAAACTCAGGAACCAAAAATTCCAGTTGATACAGGTAATTTGCGTAATTCTTGGTTTACTACTACTAATTCTTTCCAAGGATCCCCATATGTATCATTTGGATATACTGCTAATTATGCGGTATTTGTTCATGAAATGGTTGACAAAGGAGGAAAAGGACAAATTGATTGGACCAGGAAAGGTTCAGGTCCAAAATTCTTTTCTTCATCAATTGTAGATAATAGAGATGAAATTTTAAAAGCTATTCAACAAAATTCAAGTATAAAAAGATGAAGATAGCAGCGGAAGACATAGCAACCATTTTACAAGCAGAAACCTCATTGGTTTTGGGGACGGATTTATTCATTAATAAAGAACCTGCCTCTCCAGATAATTGTGTTACTATTTTTGATGTAGCAGGTGGACCTTCTGAAATGGCATTGGATGCTAGTAATTACCAACAACCATCAATCCAATTACGGGTAAGGAATAAAACCCAATTAACTGGATCAACTTTATGCAATACGTTGGTAGCAGCTTTAGATGGTATGGGAAATGAAGAAGTAGGAACAACAACTTACATGATTATTTATTTAACTAGTGGTCCAGCTTTATTAGATTGGGATAATAACGACAGGGTGAGATTTATTATAAATTTTAACATATTGAGAAAAGAATAATTAACTAAAAAAGGAGGATAAATTATGAGTAGTGATGCAATTACAGGAATAGGCAGTTTATTTCGTAGATGGAGTGGATCAGCCTGGGCAAATATGGCAGAAGTCGTAGAAATTGACGGTCCAAAAAAATCCAGAGACACTATTGAAGTAACCCATTTGGGTTCAACTGATGGTTACAAGGATTACATTGGGGGTCTTCGAGATGGAGGTTCCATAAGTGCAAAAATGAATTTTACTCGAGCATCTTATGATCTAATGAACACTGATTATGAGTCAGATGATGTTCAAAACTATGAGATTGTTCTTGTAGATGATGATAGCACAACTTTTGAATTTGAAGGATTAGTTACTGAGCTTGGTCTTGGTATTACTGCAAAAGATGCTATCGTTGCTGATGTGACTATTAAGATCAGTGGCACAGTTACTGTTAATTCAGGAGCAAGTTCTGGATTAACTGTATAATAAATTTTAATCCTAATCAAGGATCTTTTTAAATTAAAAACCATAATCAAAATGAAAGTATTAAACAAAGAAGCTTTATTAAACAGAGAAGCTTTATTAGCAAAGCAAGAATTAGAAATCAAAAAAGTAATTTTAGGAAAAGATGAAGTAGTTTTTGTTCGTCAAATGACTGGGCGTGAACGAGACACTTTTGAACAGAGTTTACTTAAAAAAGTTAAAAAACCCAATGGTGTAGTTATATATGAACAATCATTAACTGATTTCAGGGCAAAATTAGCAGTAAATACTTTATGTGATGAAAGTGGGAAGCCTCTTTTGGAACCTACCGATTATGAATTGCTCAGTAAAAATATGTCAGCTTACCGACTAGAGCAAATCGTAAATGCTGCCCAAAGCATCAATGCCATATCTGAAGAAGATAAAGTTGGGTTAGTAAAAAACTAAGAAGCCGTCCGAGCAGACGGTTTTTATTTAGATTGTGCTTGGAGTTAGGGTATGCTCATCCTGATCATTTATTGATGGAATTAACTTCAAATCAAATTAGTGAATGGGAAGCATATGATAGGTTAGATCCTATTGGTACTTTTCGAGCAGATTATAGAATGGCATCATTATCAGCAACAGTAACAAATTTAGTGTTGTCTTTGTATGGTAAAAAAGGAGTTAAGCATACATCAGCAAATGAATTTTTACCAAAATGGGATGAGATGATTAATGAAGATGAAGTTGAACTTAAAACAAATAAACAGAGTGCAAATGAAATGAGAGATATTTTGATGAGCATAGCGAGTAATCATAATCGCAGTATGAATAAAAAAGGAAAGAGATGAATCTTGGAGCACTAATAGCAACATTAGGAGTAGATACTACTGGGTTAACTGTGGCTCAGCAAGCTATGATGAAATATGAGGCACAGGTAAATACTACAGTTACCCGTATTAATGCAAGGTTAACTACAATTGGAACCACAATGAAAACGGTGGGGGCGAGTATGACAAAATACTTAACCTTACCATTAGCTTTAATTGGAGGAGCTGCTATTAAAATGTTTTCTGATTTTGAAGCCTCGTTATCGCAGGTAGAAGGTTTGGTAGGAATTGCTAGGAATCAAGTTCAAGCATGGGGAAAAGATATTCTTGTCATGGCCCCTAAATTAGGTAAAGCCCCGAAGGAATTAGCAGATGCCTTGTTCTTTGTAACTTCTGCTGGTATTCGTGGGGCAGCGGCAATGGAAGTATTAGAAATGTCGGCAAAGGCTTCCGCAGCAGGATTAGGTGAAACAAAAACAGTAGCTGACTTAGTTACTTCAGCAATGAATGCTTACGAACCAGCTTTAATTGATGCTGCAAAGGCAACCGATGTATTGGTTGCTACTGTTCGAGAAGGAAAAGCTCCAGCAGCTGATTTAGCTTCTAGTATGGGTATGGTATTACCACTTGCTTCTGAAATGTCAGTTACTTTTGATCAAGTAGGAGCAGCCATTGCTGCAATGACTAGAACGGGCACAGGAGCAAGCACAGCATCAATGCAATTAAGACAAATACTTGCTTCCTTAATGAAACCTACCCAGGAGGCAGAACAAGCTTTAGGGGCAATGGGAACATCCTCACAAGCATTACGGGACACAATACGAGAAGACGGTTTGTTTACCGCTTTGTCAGACATAAAAGGATTGACCGAAAAGTATGGTGAATCGGTAGTTGCGAAAGTGATTCCTAATATTAGAGCCTTATCTGGTTTTTTAGATGTAATGGGTAAGAATTTGGAAGATAACCGTGGGATATTTAAACGAATGGAGGACACTACAGGATCTTTAAATAAAGCATATGAAGCTGCTGCCACAACAGTAAAATTCACATTTAATCAGGCGGTATCTGCTGGTAAAACAGCTTTAACAGGATTCGGAGCTGCTATCTCAAAAGCAGTTGTCCCAATGTTGGTTAGTATAACTGAAAAGTTAACATCCGTAACGACATGGTTTGGTAATTTATCAGAAGCCCAACA